GTACTATTCCTCTTCGAGGGCCACGTTGATGCGCTGCACGCCGGCGACGAACTGATCCCCGCCGGTGCCCTTGATCGTGTCGGTGACCGTGCCGCCCTTGAAATCAGGGGGAGTGCCCTCGGTGGTGATCTTGTAGATGACGTTGATGACTTTGGTATCCGGCAGCTTGTCAATCTCTTCCCGCAGCATCTCGATTGCCGCTGCGGCATCTGTCACCTTCTCGATGAGGTCGTCCGTCATGTCGATCATCTCCTGCAATGAGCGGAGATAACCGGATGCGTCAGCGTTGAACTCCTCATTAATCGGCGGCAGATCAGGAACACCATCACCTCCTTACCTGAAATAGTAGGAAATCCTGTCGTAAAAACCTGAAGCGGCCAGCCGCCGGAGAGATCCGTCACGGATCATCTCATCGACGGTTGGCCGGAAATAAGGGTGTTCGGGAATATCGACGTGCCGCTTCCACCACGGACCCCGGGTGTTCACCCAGTGCATGTACTCGCCGGTACGCGGCCATGTCGCGCCGCCGAACTCCTGGATCGATGCGTACACTGCCGTGTTCCCCACCCGGGCAGTCGCCCTGATCCTGGTTGACGCGGGAATCGTGACGAAACTGCGGGCAAGGCGTCCGGAGGCGTATGCAGGCGGCTGTCCCCGCACGGCTCTCCAGAACATGCCCGGAGCGTGCTCAGTGCGCCGCAGGGTATCCTGCGACACCCTGTCCCTGAAACCCGCCGCCATCTTGTCGGCGGCGGGAATCACGGCTTTCGCAACGCCGTCCTGGAGGGAACGGAGATAATTGGGGAGATCCCTGAGATTCACATCTCCCCTTCCCTGTTAAGGCTTCTTCTTGCTCATCCTGTCAAGCAGTTCCTCGACCGCCGGCCCCATATGGCTGACGGCAACCCTTTCCTTGTCGTATTCCTTGGCGAACTGGCGCAGCTTCCTGGGCTTCACGTCATTACGGGCGTCGTATGCCTCCTCGAACGCGCGGTAAAGCCCCGAGACGGACGGGCGGGTCCACCAGCCCTTGTGCACGCCATTCCAGAACGGCTCGCCCTCCACCTCGATGCCGAACGGGTTAAGCTCCTCCATGGACGAGCACTTCGTCGTGATGACCGGGGTGCCCGTGCTCTGGGCCTCCATAATCGGCAGCCCGTAGCCCTCGCCGTAAGAGGCGGCGGAAAGCACGTCGATGACGTTGTACCACTCGTTAAGATCCTGGGGAGTGATCTGCCCGGCCGTGTACCGGTACTGATCGACCACCCGCACCTTGTCCAGGATGCCGAGATTCTCGGCAACCGCCTCCAGGTCCTGCCCGCCATCCTGGTGGACGCCGGAATGCAGGGTGAGAACCGCGTCATCGTGATTCTGCGCGAACTTGGCGAACGCGAGCATCTGCTCGGGGATCGCCTTGCGGATCGCATCGTTGTTGGCGGAGTTCATCCCGATGACGAACTCGCCGTTGTTGACCCCGCAGGAGGTGCGCAGCTTCTCCCTGTCGGGCAGCGGCTTGAACAGCGTCGTGTCAATACCGTGCGGCACGTATACCGGGCGGTAGCCCGCTTTCTTGAAATTGTCGTAGCCGAACTTGCTCATCGCGATCAGCTCCGCGCCGGTCTGCTCGACGATGTTCCTGTCCGCGAGGGACATCGGGCGGCAGTCCGAGGGGAGCCAGTGCGCGACCGGCAGCCCCTTGAGGATGTTCGCGTCCATCACCCATACGTCACCGAGGGTGATGATCAGGTCCGCTCCCAGCAGCTTCGCGTGCTGCTCCAGCGAAGTGGAGCAGTAGTTCGGGCCGAAGCCCGGGTAGACGGGGATTCCCTCCCACTGCGTGGCAGCGCCCTGAATCCCCCAGTAACTGGAGATCGCGATCTCATGTCCCATTTCCCTTAGTTTCATTGCCCAGATCGCGGTCTGGGTTCCGTAGCCGCTAAACTGGGTGCCCAGGGCGAACAACTGTGCCACAAAATTCTAGACACTCAGGCATCACCTCCTTCATTATCGGGGAAGTTCAATCGCGCGAATTCCCCGAAATGCTCGCGAGCAGCCGCGTCATACGCTTTCGCTGCATCGATCGGATTCCTGAACCAGCCGAGCCATTTACGCTCGCCGTCTACCTGGATACGCGCGACATAACCCTTGCCGTTACGGCGGCACGACACGCCCTTGTAGCCCGTCTTTGAATCGCTTCTCAGCCCGCGATTCCAGCTATTCTGGCGAGGCGTAGCAGCGCGGAGATTGTCCCGTGTGTTGTCAAGCCCGTTACCATTGCGGTGATCTACTAGCTTGTAGTCGGTGAGCAGCTTGTGAGCAGTGACGGTGACGTGGGCATAATAGCGCCCGTCACCCTCTTTCTTGGCGTACCACGGGAAGCGGCACATGAACTCGTAATCCTCGTCATCGACCAGCAGGGAAAGGATCTCCCCGTCCGGTCCGGTCAGAGGAATCTCGCGCATGGTATCCATGATATGGAACACATGTTCGAACGCAAGTACTCTTACGAATTAATATCCCCCGGGAGACGGGGGGTCAGGTCTCATCTGATCCTGGGCGAGCATTATGGCCTCCTCGACGATCGGCAGCCATTCCATCTCTTCCAGGGAAAGCTCGTCCACCTGCCGGGGAGTCCACCCCCGCGCCCTGGCGAACCAGTTATAGACGAGCATGCTGCTGGGCATTCCTTCCGGAAAGGAAGGCTGCGTCTCGGATCTGCCGCCATTGGCGCGGTAAGTGAATATCGACGCCAGCCGCATTACTGCTTTTTTGGGTCCTTGTCCTTGACGGAAGTGCCGGAGATCTTCTCCATCAGCGGCTGGATGGCGTCAGCGAGGACCTGATAGTCGTCGATGTCCATCGCCTCACCGATGATCACGTCGGCAGCCTGGAAGGAATTCCCCGCCGGCACCGGAACGCTATACGACCAGGCGGTGATGATCCTTCCCAGGAGTGCGTTCCGCTGATCGTTGATCATTCCCAGGGAAGCCCTGTTGCCGCCTTCCCGGAATTCCAGGGTCACCGCGTCGTGGACAGCGAAACGGTCGATCGCCTTGAGCTGATCCCTGTACTCCACCCAGTTCCCGCTGGGCAGTTCGATCTTTGCCATGACTTTTCCCTTTGCTTTTCTGACTCGACTTGACATTGCTCTTCTTCGGGCATAAGGAAAGCCCCGCCGTATGACGGGGCTTTCCTGGCTTCTCTCAGTAAGTCGGGGTCGCGTTGATCAGCGTGATCGTCCCCGGGCCAAGGCCGCCGGAGCCGCCTGTGTCCGTGGAGTTCGCCACGCCCTCGAAGGAGTTCGCGTAGCCGAACAGCGCCTTGTTGCGCATCGCCTTGGCCTTGATGTTCGCCACCTGGGTCGCGGTGAACGTCAGGGTGAAGGGAGTGCCCGAGTTCGGGATGCCGCTGTTCGTGCAGACGATGGTCATCGGTGCCTGCGCGTTCAGCAGCATGTAGTCCAGCGGGAACTCGTTGATGGTCGGGTCGTACTGGATCGTCCCGTCCATCGTCAGCGGGCCTCTCGCGATGACGAGGGGCTGCTGGGTGCCCTGGACGGTCCAGTAGACCTGCGTCTGGCGCTTGAAGGACACCGAGAACTCCCCGACGTCCGTCTGGACCTGCTGCCCCGAGGGGCCGATGGTGGAGACGGTCGAGTTCCAGTTGGGAACCGGGCGGGAATTGGAGGTGGTCAGCGTGGGAGCCGACGCGGACGGCCACGGGACGGACAGGAACGAGTCGCCCGCCATCTTGATGCCCAGGAGCTGCTCGGCGTTGCCCGAGAAGTCAATGGACTTCAGGCAACTGAACGGGTAGTACCTGGCACCGAACGGGTTCGTCGCGGCCGTGCCGTAGGTGGCGTTGGTGAACGTCGAGACGATGTTCGTCACGTCGGTGAAGGTGTGCGTCGGGGGCTGAGCCCCGAAGGCACCCCCATACCCGAGCTGGGAGTTCAGCGCCGCGAACTTGTGGGTGTACGGCGAGGTGACCGTGTTCACCGTCTGCCCGGTCGGGTGAGTAAACCGCAGCGGGTAGCTGATGAACCCGACGACGTTGGACGCGGCGGTAGCCGAGATGATCACTACCTCAGCGGTCGGGGACGCGCCGATCTGGATGACCGCGCCCGCCGTGTACGCGGCAGGGGGCGCTGACGCGAGCGTCACCGAGGTGGACCCGACAGGAGCGCCGCCGTTGGTGGTGGCGGGGTTCGTCGGGGTAGACCCGATCGTGGAAAGATCCCCGAACACGTTATCGAAGAAATACCCGTGAGAATCGAGGAAGTTGGGTCCGCCGAAGCTGAAGGTCGCGGACTCGACGCCGAGAGTCTCGTAGAACAGGTCAGTCATGGAACCACGAATGGCCTTGTCCTGGAGAAACTTAGGCGTGTCCTCGGGCTCAAAGGAACCCTGGTCAAGAGGATGGGTAATTACGGGGAGGACCGGAACCCCGCCGGTCAGCTCCCTCGCAACGCCCAGCCAGGTGAGGACACCTGGATAAATGTTGGGACCGCCAAGGGCCACACGTGTCCACCTCTCGTGGTGCTAATCGGAAAAGCGTCAGGCCTCGGCGGCCGTGCGCCCCTTTTTCTTCTCGTCTTCCTCAGGCCCGGTGACCAGCTTGCCGGCGGTGAAACGCCCGTCGCCAGGCTGAGTGGTGCCTGCGGCAAGAACAGAACCGGACGCGGGAATCACGTTGTAAGTCTGGCCCGGCTGGCAGACCAGTGTCTTTCCCGTGGCGAGATCGATGTAATGCGGATATGTCATGGTCTCGTGACCATAGAAAGTGATGGAAGCCACACCCCTCCGTCAGGCGTTGATGATTTCCCACACGCTAACGGTTATCAGCGCGTCATAACGGAGCCACCGCTCATCATCCAGGGCCTCTATCCCCGGACGTCCCCGCATGTTCTCGCCAACGTTGTAGATCGTTGAGGTAAGACCCGTGTTAGGGTCAGTGATCTGCGCCGGGTTAGGCTGGCTGTACCTCAGCGCCGCCGTCACCGCGTCTATCATCCCCGGGAAAACCGGGTCGCTCTGGGTGGCATTGTTGACCGACATCCAGGTGAGGTAGATGTCCATCGAATGCAGGATGCCCTTGGTTCCCGAGGGGGTATTCGGTCCTTTGTTCCTCGGGACCGTTCCCCCTAGCTCAGAGGACCTGTTCTCGTCGAAATCCGACGGCCAGATGTAGATCGCGGGCACCCTCGCCTGTGTTCTCGGGTCAGGCGGGGTGATATAGGCATTGGCATTCGGCTGCCCGTAGGGCATGGGGAGGTTGTCCAGGATGCCCAGCAGGAATGTCTGCGCGGAAACTAGCGGCATGAGACGTCCCGAGACAATAGTCGTCCTGCCGCGATTTTACAACGACAGTGGCAGATATGCACTTACCTCGCCTTTAGCGCCCGCGTGGCCTTAACGGCACGCCGGGGCTTCACAGCGGTATTCTTCAGCGGCCGGCTGATGACTATCCTCTTCCCCGAGGGCTTCGCCCTGCGCTTCGGGGGATTTCTCGTGCTGGACACCGCATGCCGGGTCTTGATGTGACAGGCAACCTTGTGCTTGAGTGCCTGCTTCCTGGTATGACCGCCGCTCTTGAACGGGTGCGTCTTCAGCCATTTCTGGTAAGACGCCTTGTTGAACGGGTGCGCTTTTACCCAGGCTTTATAGTCATTCTTGAACGGGTGCGCCTTGATCCAGGCCGCGTACGAGGACGAGGAGCCTCCCCGCCGTCCCGAAGAGGTCTTCGCTGACTTCTTCCTGGCAGGAACCTTCTGCTTCGGCCGGGGCAGCGGGATGGGACCGCCGCTTCCTCCTCCTGAATGGGGGTTCGGCACCTTGCGCGGGGGCTTCGGGGGCGGCCCGTGGCGCTGCTGGATGATGACGATGCGCTTGTGGCCGTGCACCTGCCGCCTGGTGGGAGCCTTCCCGCAGGACATAACCGCTTCACCTTCTGACGGTAATACCAGTCACGATTAGCCTGTCGGGCGCATTCTCGGCAAATGCGGGAGCCCTTAGGGTCTACGTATGTATTGGAATCGTCGTACGGGTGTCCCTTAGGACACTGAGTTTTGCGGGCGTTGATCCCGCTGAAACCATTGCCTCGTATCTTGTTGATACGAGGCGGAACCGCTTCGAGATGATCTGGACGGATACACACGGTGACATGACAGAGATGATCTCGCTCCCAGCCATCCGGTATCTCGCCATATTCCCAGGTATACGACAGTATGTGAGCCTTCTCGGGGCGATTGTTCCTGGAGATGACACCGTATCCGTTACTTACAGTACCAGTCCAGATCCAGCATGAACCTAGATGGGGTGCATAGTCGGAACAGGGGCCGTTCTTGTTGACTCTCAACCAGAAACGCTCCTCGAAGGTCTGCTCCCGATCGACCTTGACAACCAGGGGATCGCCAAACTTAGCCCACCGTTGATAATGCTTATCGCACAGATCTCGTGCAATCGAATCGCGATTGCAATTATCGACACGACAGGTACCGAGGCTGCGAGGATTTCCAGGCTTGTGCACTGCATTTAGATCACCGTAGCGCATCAAGCGCGAGTAGTGCATCGAGCACCAATCGCGACGAAAGATAAGCTTCGAGCAATTCGTTACGGAACAAGTCTGATCCATAGCATCAGTGTAGCGAAAAGACTTATTCGCCCGCAAGTATCTACTTCTCTAAATCGTCCTTCTATACGGGTGCAAAAGCAACTCCGCCTCAGCGGTCAGCTCGGAGATGTCCATCGCGGACGACGCGGGATGACCGCCGACAGAGTGGATGGTGGTCGAGGTAGCGCCCCTGATCAGTGCCTGCGCGCAGCAGAACAGCACGCACGCCTGCTCGATCGCGGCAGGGATGGTGGTGATCAGCGTCCCCGCGTCATGCGGGTAGACCAGCGGCGAGGAAAGAGTCAGCGTCCCCGGACCGGAAGTCGCAGACCCTGACAAGACCTTGAAGGTCTCCTGAAGCCCCGCGTCCTTCACAATCCCCGTCGCCCCGGTGATCGTCGCCTGGTAGTTCGACACCGCCCAGCCGGTCGTATCAGAGACGCTGATGGTGGTTGCGCCCGCCACCACGTTCGAAGTGATCTCCGAATGCGGCCAGCCGTTCACGTAGGTGATCTGGAGGATGAAGCCGTTCCTGCCGTGACACCAGGTAACCCACCCGGGCGCGATGAGGATCGCCTGGGAGCCGTTGGCGTCGCTGGCGGGGGCGACGGAGTTGTACAGCCCCCACGGGGGGTACTCGGGTTCTGCCATCCCTGCGGGCAGCGTCGTCCACGTCCTCGGCCACACGTTGTTCGGGGAGACCTGCACCTGGGTGACGGACAGGATCGGCCAGCGCGCCATGATCGCCCGGGTGTTGTAGCCCGTGGTCCCCCAGTACGGGGAAACAGACCCTCCCCCTGCGGCAGGGCCTGCTGTTACCCTGTAATCGGGACCGTGCAGCACCTCTGTATCGACGGTGGCGCGCAGGGTCTGGTTACAGTACTGGTCTGCCATCGCCGTCGCCCTGGTGCACAGGTTCCACAGCTCGGCGGCGTTGGCGGCAGGGTCGAAGGAGGGAGTGGCCGGAATTGTCGAGAAGTCGATGCCCGTGGGCGCGTTCTGGAGTGTCGTGGGGCTGATGTAAGGGGCTATCCCCAGCGGCATGGGCGTGGTCATCTAATCCCCCTTTTTGCTGCACGGTCGCATTTCGTGCAGATGTAATAATCGCCCGCCCATATGGCATGCCTCGGGCAGATATCGTCACCGCAGGTATTGCACTGGGCGACGGGAGCGCTGGCTCTCGCCGCCCTGCCCCTTTTCGGGCCGCCGCATCTTCTGCACAATCCCGCCGCCCGTGACAATTCCTATGAAAGCCTCTCGATGAGGTCACTCTTCTTGCCGCCCGTGGGAAGTCCCTGGTCACGGCACATCTTGCGGAGCTGGCTGATGGAAAGGCCCGCCAGCGCGTCATCCCCGGCCGCAGGCAGGCTCCCTCGCGGTGCCTTCGCTGTCATGGAGACGCCGCATTCGAGGCAGAACTTGCTGCCGGCCGGGTTCTCGTGCCCTTCCTCGCACTCCACCCTGCCCTTGAGGATCTTGGGATCGAAATTCTGTTCGAGAACCCACATCGCGTCCGGAGGGATCGCGATGCCGGCCTCCTTGGCGGCAGCGAACGCTTCGAGCATCTTGAGCTGCTGGGAGCCCAGCTCGGTGCGCACCGCGTGGATGGATTCCTCGTCCGGGGTCTTCGGCACCGACTCCGGGGTCGAGCCCCAGAGCGGGTCGGAGTCCGCGACGTGCTTCATCCGGGACGGAATGCCCTTGTCCTTGTCCGCAGGAGTCACCCTGATTACCTTGGGCTTGCCCTCGCCCTTCAGGTATGCTTCGCACGGCAGGCAGTTCAGCCCCCAGATTTTCGCGATGGTTCCCTTGTTCACGGGTCGGCTGTGGGTCTTGCCGCAACCTCCGGAACCGGCAGGGATGGAGACGCTCATCAGGTCTGAGCGTGCGTATAGTGTAATTTTCACCACATCCTCTGATAAAATCTGCTCATGAACATAAGCAGACCCTGGACTGACGAAGAAGATAAATATCTTCTCGCCAATTACGGAAACCTTCCGACTATGGAAGTCTCAAGAACCCTGAATCGCTGGCATGGAAATGTGACAGCTCGCGCCAGGAAATTCGGGCTGGTCAGCATCAAGCAAACAGCCAGGGCAGCTATAAGGCACGACTACTTCTCCGTTATAGACAGCCCCGTTAAGGCTTATGTTCTCGGGCTGCTCGCATCTGACGGCTGGGTCACGAAAAATGAAATCTGTATCAAGCTCTCAGCGAAAGATTCCGAACTCGTACAGCTAGTCCGCGATGAGCTAGCCCCCCGTCACCGGATAACATCCGTGGGAACTTGCGTATTTTTTCGCGTTGTATCCCAACAGATGCGCCAGGATCTCGCAATTCTCGGGATTGTTCCCCGGAAAAGTCTTATCTTGAGATATCCAGCGTCACTTCCACCGCAATTCGATAACAGTTTCATACTCGGATGCTTCGATGGGGACGGCTGTCTTAACAGATACGGAGAAAATCGTCGTTACTGGCGATGGAGCCTCACGTCGGGCTCATCCATGTTCTTGACCTCAGTCAAGATGCGCATCCGGGATGCCACAGACATTCAGGGCAGCGGTCCCAGCTTCCAGACGGCACAAGGCCGGGCGCAGGTCTTGTACTACACTTGCTCGCGCGTCCCTCCGGTAGACACGTGGCTTCATGCCGCCCTGCCCGGTCTTGCTCGCAAACGACTACCAGGGGAGCGTTGACAAATTTGGAGACGAACGGTAGAATCGCTGTAAGCAGTGACTCACATGAAGGAAGACTGAAGAAGGTGAACTGACATGGCTGTCACCGTCAGGCAGCGCTCGGTCCTGGAGATCGACGTCCCCTCGTACCTGCTCACCCTCGAACTGCCCCCGGGCATGTCCCTGGACAAGTGGGTCGAGAAGGAAACCGAGCGCATCAAGCAGATGTACCCGGACTACAAGGACACCGACGTCGAGCTGGGACGCGAGTACGGGGAGATGTACCGTACCGCCCGGTTCCAGCGCA